AAGGCGCATGAAGGTCTACGACGAGATGGTCCACGACAGCACGATCGCGGCGATGTTGTTTGCGATAGAGCTTTACGTCAGACGGACGGAGTTCAAGTTTAAGGCTTGCGATGACTCCGCCGAGTCGAAAGCCGCGGCAGAATTTTTGAATGAGTGCATGCACGATATGCAACATTCGTGGCAGGATTTCTTGAGCGAGGCCTTGTCGATGATTCCGTACGGATTCAGCGTGCACGAGGTGGTCTATAAGCTCCGAGAGGACGGTCGTATCGGGTGGCACAAGATTCCTGTCCGTGCCCAGAGTACGATCGACGCATGGGACTTCGATGACTCCGGAGAGGTCCGGGGATTCTGGCAGATGGATCCGTACACAGCGACGTATGCGTATATTCCCATGCAAAAAGCACTCCTGTTCAGGCCGGCGACGACGAAGGGGAACCCGGAGGGACGATCTGCGCTGCGGTCCTGCTACACTCCATGGTATTTCAAGAAAAAGCTCGAGGTAATAGAGGCCATCGGGATTGAACGAGATCTTACGGGTTATCCTGTACTGAAAGCTCCTGTGGATTTGTTCTCGGATTCAGAAAGCGCGAAGAAACTTCGGCAGTATGCGTCTGATGTTGTCACGAGGATAAGGAAGGATGCCCAAATGGGCGCAGTTCTTCCGCCTGAATGGGAGTTGGAGTTGATAGCATCGCCGGGACGCTCGCAAGTGGATACGTCAGAGGTTATTGGACGGTACGATCTTCGAATTGCACAGGCCGTGCTGGCTGATGTTATAATGCTTGGACATGGCGGTTCAGGGTCGTTTGCGTTGGCGGAATCGAAGCAACAGTTGTTCTTCGGGGCACTGGAAGCATGGCTGGACACGATCAGCGAGATCTTTACTCGATATGCCGTGCCCAGGTTGCTGAAGTTGAATGGACTCCCCGGAGAGGCGAGGCTGGCACATGGTCCGGTGACAAGGATCGACCCGCAGAAGTTGTCGAATGTGCTGTTCAGGCTGAGTGGCGTGGACATGGTACGGCCGGACCACGAGCTGGAGAAGTACTTGAGGGACTTTCTCGGGCTGCCAGAGCCGGAAGGGGATAGGACGGGGGAAGAGGACGAGAACGAGAACGAGGACGAAGATTCCAACTCGAACTCCAACTCGAACTCTGACCTCGACCGACAACTCTCTGGACGTCCAGATAATATAACCCGACCCGCAAGCGTGGACGGCTCTTTCGATCAGAAGAAATAGGTTCATAAGTTCAATTCTTGAACTTGCGGAGGTGAAAAGATGAGCGAACGAATGCTCCAAAAGGATGAAACCCTGCGGTATACGCTCGGAGTCGTCTACGCACCGGGAGAGCTTGATACCGACGGCGAATACACAGACGAGGAAGAGATCCGAAAAGCCGCATGGGATTTCATAGGCAATCTGACGCAGATCGCGTTGGAGAAAACTGCACAAGAGTCTGAGCTTGTAAAGAGTGTCCTGCAGGCTGCCGAAGAAGGCGGAGAGATTGTGGTTGAGGTTGATGACGAGGAAGACGTCGAAAAGCAACTCGGAGATAATCATGTAAAATTCGACCCGTCTTTCGGGAAAATCGTGGACTCTTTCTGGACGCCGTGTGACATGGAAATCAACGGCGAACAGGTAAAGAAAGGCTCTTGGCTCCTCGGCATTGTGTGGAGTGAGGAGATGTTCGAGAAAATCCGCTCCGGCGAACGCAGAGGATACTCCATGGGAGGGCTTGCCCAGAGGAGGTGATGTAGAAGATGCCCAGAAAGATGGTAAATATAAAGGTGAAAGAAGTTTCGGCAGTAAAGCGACCGGCAAACAAAAGGCAATTCCTGCTGGTCAAATCTGCGGATAAAAGCTCAGACCAAATGAAAGGAGGCAATGTTATGGCTTTAGAAGATCTGTTGAAAGGTATCGAGGATGAGGAACTTCGCACGAAGGTTAAAGACGAGATCGAATGGCGTGACACCGTGAACAAGGAGCAAGAGGAGAAGCTCGAAAAGCTCGAGGCGCAAGTTAAAGAGCAGAACGAGCAGATCGAAAAGCTCCAGAAGGACGCGGAGGGTTCTGATGACGACGCCACGATGGACGGCCACGTCGAAGTTCCCGAAGAAGTCCAGAAGCAGATGGATGAAATGCGCGAAAAGATCGAAAAAGCTCAAGAAGCAGCAGAGACCGAGCGCAAGGCGCGGCTCAAGATGGAGTTCCAGAAGAAAGCCGAGGAGTACGAAAACGTCGCTAAGACCGACGATGTCTCCGAGCTTCTTCTGAAGGCACACGACATCGACGACGAGTTCGCTGAGAAGCTCGAGGAGGTTCTCAAGACTGCAAATGAGCGCATTGCTAACGGTGAACTCTTCAAGCAGAAGGGGTCCGATAGCAAGACTGACGATGGACAAGGTGCTGTCGAGAAAGTCGAGAGCATGATCAAAGAAATGCGCAAAGAAGAGTCTGATCTGACCAAAGAGCAGGCTTTTGCGCGGATTCTGCGCGAGCATCCTGAACTGTACGCAGAGTACGTAAGGGAAGGAGGTGCTGAATAATGGCACTAGAGGGAATTATTAAATCCTTGCCCGGGGTGGTCGCGGGAGAAGATCTCACGGACTATAAGCATAAGCTTGTTGTGATTTCTGGTGACTTCGAGGTAGAGCGTGCTGATGACACTGATACCGTCCCCGTGGGTGTGCTTCTGAATGCGCCCGATGAAGACGAAGCTGCTACTGTCGGTGTGATTGGAATGCTTCCCGTGGTTGCAGGTGAGAGCCTCAGCGCGGGTGACTACGTGACTGCGGACTCTGATGGCAAGGCTACTGAAATTAGTGATGACGAGATGGCTTTTGGTGTGGTTGTAAAAGGCGGTGACTCGGACGAGGTAATATCCGTTCTGGCGCAGCCTGCAATAACAATATCTGTATAAAAATTGAAGGAGGTGAGTCTATATGGCTCTTGAAGGAGTACAGAAGAACGTAACTCCTGGTCCGGGTGATGTGCATATTAACAAGCCCCTGACTAATATCAGCGTGGCTTATATTCAGGACACCACGAATTTTATTGCAGATCGTGTATTTCCCCGGATCGGAGTTCAAAAACAGTCTGATTTGTATTTCAAGTATGACAAAGGAGATTGGTTCAGGAACGAGGCGCAAAAACGCGCTCCGGCAACTGAAAGTCCTGGCGGACGGTATAACCTGTCTACGGACACTTATTTCTGTCACATTTATGCATTCCACAAGACCATCGATGCGCAGACTCGTACAAACGAGGACACTCCGCTGGATGGTGACGCTGATGCAGCTGAGTTCGTCACTCAGAGGCTCTTACTGCGTCGGGAAATTGACTTCATGGACGCGTATTTCAAGGCTGGCGTGTGGGATCATGAATATGACGGAGAAACTTCGGACTTTACGCAGTTTTCTGACGAGACTGAAGACCCCGTGCCGTTTTTTGACGAGGTGAAAGATGACATCTACGAGGAATCTGGCTTCATGCCGAATACTCTGGTGTTGTCTCACAAGGCATGGCGTGCGCTGAAGAAGAACGAGAAACTCCTGGAGCGCATTAAATACACCCAACGCGGTGTGATGCCCCTCGACTTGCTTGGGTCTCTGCTTGAGATTCCGCGGGTATATGTCGCACGGGCAATCAAGAATGACGCTCAGGAAGGCGCGAGCGATGATTTCTCCTACGTTGGCGACACGGACGACTTCGCATGGCTCGGTTATGTACCCGAAAGGCCTGGACTACGCAGGCCGAGTGCTGGTTATACTTTCGTATGGACCGGCTACGGAGGTCAGAACGCTTACGGCGTGACTATCTCCAAGTGGTATAATAACGACATCAAAGCAGACAAGATCGAAGGTGAACTTTGCTACGACCAGAAGATCGTGGCTTCCGATCTTGGTGCTTTTATGCATGATTTCGTTGGTTAAAATGTGGGACTCTAAATAACGGGCCGGGAGATGTCTCGGCCCTTTGGAGGTGATTGCGATGAGTTTTACCGCAGAGGATATCAGGGCGCACCTTGGTGACGTGGACGAGGATCTGCTCTCAGAAGACGCATTAGAACTGCTCCTGGATGAAGGCGGGTTGTATTTTGCTTGTGCTCGGGGCGCGGAGATCATTGCACAGAAATATGCACGTCGGGCTGATAAGGCTCTGGGCGACCAGCGTATTAACTACAACGAATCTGCGTCAATGTGGCTCGACATCGCAGATCGCTTTCGGACCAAGGCATCCAAGACCACTGCACCGATAGTTGGAGGTATCAGCGCGGCGGATGTTCGGCGCAGGAAAGCGCATGGAGACCGTCCCCAGAGTGACTTCGAAAGAGGAATGCTGGGTGATGACACATGACTTTCCGCAGGGATTTCGCAGAGTTTTTGGTGCATGACGTAGAGATTGGCAAGCGGACAGAAGAAGTCGACGAGAGTTACAACCCGAAAGGGATGACGTTCAGCGTTGACTATGAGGTTGTCGCATCGATCCAGCCGCAGCTCAGGCCTCGAGACACCGATGTAGGTGGCGCACAGAAAGCTCTGACGACTCATCGCATTTACACTCCTGTTGAGGACAATGACGACGAGGTTATGGAAGTCACACGCGGGATGTACGTCAAAGACACGGACACGGAGCGGATGTATAAGGTTGTTGATGTCTACGCGCCTCTGAATAATCATCTCCAGATTGATGTGGAGGCGATAGAAGATGGCTAGAGTTACAAGATTCACAGGCGGAAAGACGAAGGTGTCTGTGCATGATAATCGTGTGAATCGGCAAGTGCACGCGCATGGAATACGCAACCTGGAGGCTGTGCTTGAGGAGTATCGGTCGGACTTGGTGAGGACGCTGAATCGCACGGGGACTGGCAGGACGTATACCACAGAGGGTCCGTTTGGGCACATGGTCAAGGACGCCGGAAAGTCACAGCATACGGCATCTGCTCCAGGAGAATCTCCGGTTACGTTGTCTGGAAATCTTGCGGATAGCATTGAGACTCAGATTATTGACCGCGGGTACGGCAGTGAGCAAGCATTCGGTATGGTGTTTACGAATGTCCACTACGCGCCGATCCTCGAGCAGGGTC